AGAACGTACTGAAAGGTCACAAGGTACTGATCCTATACTATCCCAGAAGAAACATAAATCATAAGGTAGATTACCTTTAGCTTGCTCATCCATTAAATCAGCTATATAAACAGCTACATCTTCAATAGTATTTAATAGTCCTCTGTCTGCATATAAGAAATGACCTTCATAATCTGTAACGTTACCGTTAGCATCTTTTACTTCGTCAAACTGTAATCCCATTTCTTTAGCATGTTCCCAAGACCATTTCATCTCAGTTACTATAAAGACTGGGAGAATGCCCAGTTTTTGAGCATTCACCGCAGCTTCTATTAGGGCAGTGGTTTTGCCCGTATCACTATGTCCTCTCAGAAGAGTGATATGTCCGGTGGGAATACCGGGGAGGGAAGTAATGTCCTGAAAAGCTTTAGATAAAGGTATCCATCCTTGTTCTTTAAACTTAACAGACGCATTAGAAAATCCTTTCTTACTCTTAAAATTGCTTAAATTAAACGACTTACGAACATTCGCAGTCGCCTTTGCCTGTACTTCTTTCTTTTTTGCCATGTTTACTCGTTAAATAGGTCATCAAATTTACTAACTGTGTCTTTGTTGCCAGCGGTAGCTGTTTCTAAAGTAAAGTTAGCCTTTTGAGGACTAGAGCTTTCTGGCTGTTTTGTAGGAGCAGATTTTTCTTCTTCTGCTGATCCAGGGTTAAGGTGATTCTGTAACTGTTTTTTGATATAGTCATAGTCATATTGAGTATGTACATCAGTCGGGTCTGGTTGAGTCTTAATCCATGTATCTACTAGATCATTATCGTCTGATAAAGCAGTTTGTTTAGGTTTAATTCTAACCGTAGTTTCAGGGTAAGGATTACCTTGTTGTTGTTCTACAACTAAATCCCATCCGTTTATAACATCTGTAATATCACCTATGTCTTCATCAGCAATAAGAGCTAATAAAGCTTTATAGATAGTAATTCCAAATCCCCATAATCTAACACCTTTCTCTTCTTGTCCTCTTACCACTACTGGTGCAAAGATTCTAGTTTTAGGTGAGATTTTACCGGCTAAAGACCAATTGTCTCTATCAGAAGTTTTTCTTAGTTCTTTTACGAACTCTTCAATAGGGTCTTGTTTACCGAAATTCGATAAAGCAACCATAGGGTATTTTCCAATACCGTAGTGAAACTTTAGTTCTTTGAAAGGCATTGTAGGGTCATAAGCCGAAGGTACTAACCTTACAGTTTGTTTTCCTAACTCTGGTTTCCAAAAAATTGTTGAATAGTCAGTCTTTTCTCTTTGCTGACCGTTGTTGTTCAAGGCATCTAGCTTAGCCTTAATAGCATTTAAATCCATATAACTAATTTTAATTAATAACTTTATATTAATATAAGAAAAATAAAATTAACGAGCAACTATAGTTCGATAATTTTAAATAACTTTGTATTAATTCTTTTTAAATCTGGTCCTTTAGTTAGTAACACGCAGTTTCTAAAATCTGACCAATTAATTCTGTAAGAAGTATCTAGTACTCCTTCGTTCAACTCTTTAATAAGTGTATTAAGAGCATTTATAGTATATAGGGTGTTGGATTCTTTTTTTCTATGAACTAAAATAGTGTTCTCTAAAAATGTCCCCACATTCCCAAAATCAACATTATACGTACATATATACTCATTTAAACTTTTAGAGTATAAGACGAATATTTTGTTGTAAATAATTTTGTACCGTTCTTGAATATTTTCTAAAACTGGTTCTAATGTTTCTTCTGTAGCAAATGTACAGAATAATTTATTACTCATATCTTCATTTATTGTTATAGGGTCGATATCGTAATCAAACCTATTGCCTGCAACCATTACCATTTGTTATAAATATTAAATTGTTTCACAAACATAAATCTTTTGAGTATTTAAATTTGACTGGGTATTTTTTCCCAGATTCTAGTATATTTTGTAATTCTGTTAACGTGTCTTTTCCATCTTCTTTGCTAAAATCAAAAAGTAGAGAATCATAAGTGTATAATACTACCTTTGTCTTTTTATTTTGTAGATATCTTAGTACTTCTTTTAAGATAAGTATATTTCTTGAGGTTTCCAACGATTGCATAAGATAATTCATTAACTTTTGAGGATTCATATCCTTGAGCTCTTCTGTAAAAGGTTTATCTGATACTGGGTTGTGTACTTCTCCAAGAGCTTCATACTTGATCCACAAGGAGTTAATAAAGTCTTGAATCTTAACAAAGATATCTACATCTTTATATTCTTCAGGTATTCTTCCGTACAATGCATGAAAGTTTATTTGCTTAGCTTTCGAATATTCATCGTCTCCAATGACTGATTTCTTAAAGTACTTCTTTGCAAGTTGCATATGAGCGGATTCGTCAGTAAGTTCGTAACCTAATTGTTCACAAAGTAACCTAACGTGGTAACCATCAAAATCAAACTCTACAAAAAAGTCATTTTGAGGTTTAAAACTCGATCTATGTTTATCTGTTTTAGGAATAGCTGCGTAGTTAACTGAGTTAAATGCATTAGTAGGTCGAGAAGTAATGTTATATAGGTTATAGTAACTATACGTTATATCGTCTACTATATTATAATTGGAATCACGAGGAGTAAACATCTCTTCGAATTGTTCTTTATGTATTCCTATACCAGATTGCTCTAAGAGAAAGAATACATTGGTAGCAGTCTTGTTATAAAAGTCAAAACCACTTGGTATGTTATATTCAATTACATCTTTTACTTTATAGTATATCTCTTCACTTGCTTGATAGAGTTTAGATATAGGTATAAGTTTATTAGTAATAATACTATCTTTAAATTTATTATAGAAAGTATTTATATACGAAAAATCTCTAGAATACTCTAATTTATCAAACTTAACCATTGAATAAAGTAGTGATAAGTCTATAGCTCCTTGTAGATTAAAGTGATATAGCAAGTATTTCTTATCTAATGTATAAAGTGTAGTGAAAGCTTTAAGTAATTCGTAGACACGCTCTTTATCTACGTTAAGGCCTTCGTCATGATCGATAGGAATTATAAATCCATGCTTAGAATTAACCGGTCTTAAGTAAACCGCTACAGTGGAAGTAAGTTTTGGATGGTAGTAAGTATTGGTAGGGATGATATCAACATATCCTCCTAATCTACCTAGTGCTTGTAATCTATCTAACTGAGTGTCAGTTTCAATAATATAAAACATACTTATAACCTTTACTTAAAGATAAGATATATTTCTTAGACTACAAACTCTCCATAGTTTTTTATCATTTGAGGTAATTCTTTTATTTTCTCAGATGCTTTTTCTACGGTTTCTTTATTTATTGCTTTAGCTCCAAATTGAATATACGAACTTTTAACTGAGTTTTCAACAGGTCCTTTAATTACCCAGTCTATAACAGCGGTATCTGTATAGTTAGTTTTTTGAAACTTCAAGTATCTTCTTACGTTTACTTCTATTATAGCTTTATTTCTTTTATCTTGTACATAATACCTTTTAAACTTACCTCTGGCTATATCTTTATCAGTAGGTCTAATATAATCATTTGAAAAACGCAAAGTAGTAATTAAATTTGGTTCATCATCAGAGTATAAATCAACTTTTGTAAGCGGTACTGAATCACTATTTAGATTATTTCCTGAAAAGTAATCACCATTGTATGTTTCTATATAACTACCTTTATACTTTTCTCCATTAGGAAGTATAAGGTCTCCAGATGATTTTAAAACTCTATATTTTGATCTAGGTAGATACATACTATGCTCTTTCGCCTCTTGGAATTACCGAAATGTTATTTTTCTTATCATAGGCTTTATAATAAATATCAGCAAGTGCTTTTTTTACTTTTGACTTTCCAATGTTGTCACCTATGAAGACATTACCTTCAGTCCATATATTAGCTGCTTTACCACTGACTTTTGACAGCAACGGGTGAAACCCGACGTGTATAGACTTACCTAAACCTTTATACCCTGCTCCAATTCTAGGAGCGTACCCTCTACTAACAGCTTCTTCAAAGAAATATTTCAAAAATACTAATATAGTAGCATTAGCTTCCAGATTACCATATTCAAAAAAAAGATCTTTAGGTTTTTTGTACTGACCGAGAAACTGTAAATCGGCAGCCCAGCCGTTATCATGGTTAACAGAGTGATTAGTTAATCCGTATCTCACTTTATTTGCTTTATCCATCACTCTGAATTTTTTTAGAGTATCACTTGATATTTGACCACCTGATACAACAGAGATTTTGTTAACTTTATTATTTCTTGATAATTGTCCGTTAGCACGTATTGCTGCTGCATCAATAACTTCAATTAACTTTGGGTGTAGTATGCCTTTTCTGGATTGCGTTTGATTATTGTATTCAATTTCAATAAAACTACTTGTTGGAGCTTTCTCTGAAGATGTGGAAGCTCTAAAACCTGCCCAACTAGGGTTGAAACTATCCTTAGTTGGTTCTACAGTCTTTTCAGCTAATAGATTAAAAAATCGAGTAGAATCTTCTTCACTCTGTACTAGTGCTTCTGCTGCAAGTTCATTGTTTAATTTATCTATATCTATTTCTGTTTGTTTTCCGCCTATTAAATCTATAACAGAAGGTCTACCTTTTTTCTTAAAGCTTTCTAATGTATCAATTAAAGACATATAACAGGTTATAGAAGTAGTCCATCTATTACTTTCAACCTTATGAGATACACCGCCAACTATAAAGCTGACTCTACCTTCGTATTTTTGAGGAAGTATTCCTTTTTCAAGAATAAATGATTGACCTATATTGATTCCTGATATACCCATTATATCGAAAGATAACTGTATGGGTAGTAGTCCAGGTGCAGATTTTTTTTGTAAAAATGTTTCTTCTGCTACTAATTCAGTCATCACAGCTTTATGTGACGATTCTATACTTACTGAAACATCAGGCAGTCTTTGTAATATTTTATTTATATATAAGACATGTCCTTTAAGTGCTACTATTTTAGCACGTAAACCTTTAGTTCTACTTTCGTCACTTGTGACTACAAATTTCTGCGGTATAAACCTATCAATTGCTCCTCTATTCCAGGACATCATAGCAGAGTTTTCAATAGGAATATCTGATTTCAGATTTGCTGCTGAGATAACAGAAAAAGTTGCTGTTTCATTAGTCAAATTACTATTGAGGGATATGTTGGATGCTGTTGATCCTAATCCCACCAGATCCATTACAGATTTGTCTATATCTGCTTTACCTGCTGTGACTTTCCTATCTACTAAATGGTATGTTGTATCTCCCTCTAGGTGTATATCAAAATTATTTATATAGCCAAAGTCATTTGTCATATCTTCTAATATTTCTTTTACAAAATCATAGATATTAATACTAGTTTCTTCTACCGATGTTACTTTTGAATCAAATTGTTGTTTAATATAGTCTAAACTTATTAAGATGTCTAATATATCGGTACCATCACCAAATATTAACTGTCTTAAAGTTTCGTCTGAAGCGTACTTTATATAGTATATACTGTTTGTATCTTGGTCTAATTTTGGTATAATAAATCTTTCAAGAGTTGGACTAAAATGATTCTCAAATGTTAAAAATGGATTTCTATTTGTATACTTTGCTTTATTATCCTGAGGTTTACATTTATAGTTATGTTTTCCTACATAAAAGTCATTTATTATTTTACCATTTTCATCTTTTAGCATAAATAATTCGTTCAGCCAAAATAATAATCTACCTATAGTAGTATACTTCAATGCTTTAGAACCCCCATTAGGTACGCTATTAATAGTGTAGATTGATCCGAGAAGGTCTTTAGTTACTGTGCTCATAATCTACTTCAATTTACCTTTTTTATCTGTAGTTATATAATAAACTTCTGCAGTTTCTGTATTCAGAAAAGCTATCATAAGTCTTCCTTTAAATTTACCGTTGGGTTCTGGAATTGGTTTTGAGTAATTTTCTACTGAAGGGTTTTTAGAGTATTTAACACTAGTTTTTTTATAACCTCCGTAGTCTTTATCATTACCAAGAAGCCCTTGTCTTTTTACATTTAGTATTTCTTCTAGTGTTGGACTATTATAGAAAGGAGAAGGAGGAGATGGCTGTGTTACTTCATCTGTAATAGATGTATCTACTTCTTCTGAGGTATTTGCTATTTCCGTTTCACTTGTTTGTTCAGTACTTGTATTGTCTGGTGTTATATCTGTTGTTTGTTGGTCAGATACAGCAGCAGAAGTTTTTTCTTCTGTTTTTTGGTTTTCTGTAATCGTTACAAGCTCACTATACGTTTCATTTAGATATTCTTGTGACTCAGGTAAAATAGCTATCCTTTTTAGATACCTTATAGTTTTTCCATTATCTATATCTATTTTTTCAGGTACAAAGGTAAACCTTTTATCATATTGGCCAGGTTGATCTCTAATTACTTCATCAGTCTGGATGCTTAAGAATTGAGTTCTTATGTAACCTGTTACAGATTCTTCACCTTTGTAAACTTTTACTACAATAAAATTAGCATCATCAGTCTTTCCAAGTGTATATCCTGATTTAAGTGATTTTTTATATCTTGGATCACTTGTTCCATCTACAAACTCAAAAACATCCCCTTCACCTAAGTAGTTAACTATATCAGAATCAGCTACCTTAATAGGAGGGTCTTCAGTATCAGAATAGATTGCTGATATTTCTCCATCTTCACATGCATAATGTATTACTGCTGCTATTTTAGCATTACGTTCAGGTGTTATATTAGGATCAACTTTAGTTTCATTAGGATTTTCGATATCATCTGTACCTTCTTTAACTATTACAAAAGGATCGGCTTCTATACCAAAGTCTAGTAATTTTGCAAATTTATTACCTATTGGAGTCTGACCGTCACTGTTATCGTCTTCGCTACCGGCTATATTCTCAGAAGAAAGTGCTGATAAAGATTCTATAACTGATCCGTAACCCATGACGTCAAAACTACAGTCATAAGTTGTATCGGTATTATATGACCATTGAAAGTTAGATATTCTGCCAAACATGGCATCGTAATTATACCCAGAATCTTTTCTTAATCTTTTAATTTCTACTTCTACTTTTTTTAATCTACTATTATTTCGATTTTGTATTTTTCTATCTTCAAACTCTTCAGTACTTTCATCTTGCTTTTGTGTAATTTCAAGTTTAGTACCTTCTATATTATCGAAAAAATTATCATAGTAATCAACGTTAGTATCAATATAGTAAGGTCCATTCTCTTCCGGTGATTTAGCTAATATAGTATGTCCAAATTCCAGCATTACTGTAAAACCTGGTCGAAGATATAATCTTTCAAACTTACTAAGGTCTTCTAAAGAATTGACTGAGAAATCTATTGTAGCTTTTCTTACAGCTCCAAAAGAATCTAAATTAGTTATACTGAAAGAGGTAATACCCGCCATAGGTCTGTACCCATACTGTTCACTAAAGCTATAAGAACTGTTTTCAGAAAAAATACCGTTTTTTATTCCTAATTCAGTACTGTAGACACCACCGAAAAGTATATTTTCTTTTGCTAATTTATTTACTAATGGATCTTTTGGAGTTCCTTCTGTTTGTATTTCATCTACTCCTGAAGATACTTTAATCCACCCTGTGTTAGAATGTAAAAATTTTAATTCCTGTTCTGTTATACTGTTTTCTTTAGAGAGAATTTCTCTTCTTATATCTAGTTGCTGTATAACTTCTTGGGATAAAGGGGTGTTAATAACTTGAGTTTCCTTCCAACTTATAGCCATTTTATCTCGATTTATTTATTTCTCTATATAATTTTAAAGCTATGCTTTTACTAGCTGGTATTCTTAATTGCAAACCAGGAGTAGGTATAAGTCCTGCTCTTTCACCATTATTAGATGAAGCTATAATCCACCATAAAGTAGAATCATTGTAAAACTGTAAAGCTAACTTATCATATCTATCACCTTCTGATGCTATAACATATATGTCATCTTCAGATTCAGGTATAGTCGGGTATATACTATTTGAATAGTATTTTCTATTTTCTTTATCTACTCTAATTCCTATTTTTTCGTATCTTCTCATTATATACCTCCTCTTTTTCTATATTCTTCTAAGCTAAGCCTTCCTCTTTTAACTTTTCTTTCTAATCTCTTTTGTTTTCTTTGTTCTCTTTTAGTTAAAGGATTTAATCTTGATCCTTTAGATACTAAATCATTTAACCCACTTGTATCAGCTGTTGGTATATTAAATGTACCTTCTTCCCCAGATATAGTACTTACTGGATCTTCGTTAGGATTAGTAAAGTAAGGTTGATCGCCAGTTTGAGGTGCAAAAGTGTGTATAGGTTCGAACTGTATATTGACGTCTAATATCATAGGTAGCTGTTGTACATCTTGATCAACTCCTTGTGCTTCTGAATTACTTTTTAATTTTATTTCCCATTGATAGCTTTTATCCCAACTATAATTAACCGAAGAAATAAAACCTGGTTGATTTACAAGGTAGTCTCCTACTGTTACTTTTGTAATAGTACCTCTCATGAAACCATCTTGAGAGTACGTTGGTGCTGTAGTAGAAGCTAAGTGTAGAATTTTTTGGTATAAAGGATTCATCTCAGCTCTGGTCATAGCTGCTACTTTAAAAGAAAGATTAATACTTCTAGTGAATCCTTGATAAGTATTAAAAGGTTCTGCTCTACCTACATATTGAGTTGAGCTCCAATTACCACCGTAATTATCATCAAATGATTCTAATAGAGCTCTAAAATACAAGGTAACCGGTTGTGATTCTTCTTCTGGTCCTAATATTTTAAAGTTAAAATTTATTATATCTTTACTTTCTCCTAAAGTTAAAGATGTAGTGTCTTTAACTGGTGGTATGATATTTAATGAATCTACTTGTGCTTTTGTAGGATTTGTAAAGTAACTCGATAATTCTTCTAAATTTTCTTCTTGAACTGATAATACTTTAGGTAACCCGAAGTTGTTTACGATATTAGCTTCAATATTCTCAATATCATTGAAAGATTCAATAGGTGGCTTTATAGTATCGAACTTTTTATTAGCTTTTTTAACTATATCCTTTTCACCTAATTGAAATGGTATAGAATCCGGTCCTTTATATGTTCTACCATTAAACCCTCTAACAAAATGAGTTCCTGTACCATTAACAGGTACTTGAGCTAATGTAGATGCTGTAAGTTTAACAGCTGATACAGCTTTATCTTTTACCTTAGCTAATATTTTACCGACAAATGTCTTATCTTTATACTTACTTTCATTACCAACCTTAGACAGCAGAGCATCATTAGTTAAGTATTTTAAACCTTGAGGTTTAGTAAAAAGCTTTGTAAATCTAGTCAAATCATCTACTCTAGCTGTTATTTGATTAGAGTTATGACCTTTTTGATCTACAGTAGTAGGTATCTCTTTAGTAATAATTGGAGATGATCCATTATACTTTAACGCATTAAGTTTAGTAGCGTTACCTTCTATATAGCTCTTTATTATACTCACTATTTTACAATATTATCGATGTATCTGTCTGGTGTTTTACCGTCTAGGTCAAATTTACTTGCTTTTAGTACAGTCTTAGCAGCAATATTTTGCTTAACTTTAGGTGTTTTACCTTTAAGTCCTAAATTAGTCTTTGTTAATTGATTATCGTGTATTCCCATTTTATTGTGTTTTTAATAAATAGTTATGATAGCTTAGTTTTAGCCATAACCATAGAAGACCCAACTTTAGCTCCGTCTATGTATACATCACCGCCTGTTTTAACAGCAGTTATTAATTCTTTGAGTAGTACGTTAGTTTCATTTCCTAACTTTGTACCTCCAGCCATTACTAATGTATCTTTTGGATTAGCTCTAATAGTAAAGTCATTAACATCCATGCTAGTTTTCTTATCACCTTTTCCACCTGCAGCATCACTAAATGCACCAAATGATCTGAAGATGCTTTTCCCACTAGCAAGAGCTGATACGAATGCTGCTGCTCCGTTTATAAGATTATCAATAACCTGAGTGGATAGAAGTGTTGAAAACTTATCAGTAACTTTATCTATAATTTTAGAAAACTTCTCTTGGACAGACAAAGTATTCTCATATTCTTTTCTTGTTTTAGATGTCATGAGTAACTGATTAGCTTTATCTATACCCATCAACTCTGATCCTTTCTTTATTAGTTTGTTATATTCTTTAGCACCTATATTTAACCTTTTCTGTATAATAAAGGACTTATTTAGTTCCTCTACTGATACACCGGATGCGTCAGCGGCTGCTTTTAGAATAATAGGATTTTTTCTCTGTTCTGCAGTTAATTTTTGTGTTTGTTTTAATACTTCAGCAGAAGCACCAGCTATGTCTCCGGTAAAAGCTAATGCTCTAGCTCTTTCAAAATTCAAAGACTTATTAGTTAGTAGTTCTAATTGTAATTCATTGCTAAGACTACTTTCAAAATCTAACAAACTAGAAGCTATGCCGTTGGCAGTAGATAAACTAATACCAAATTTTCTTGTTTGGTATACAGCTTTAGCTAGAGCTTTCTCTGAAAAGCCAAAATAACCTTGTATTTCAGCGCTTGTATTAGATATTTCTTTTAATAATTTTTTTGAAGAAATATAAAACCCATTTTGCTTTTTGAGAGATTTATTTAATTTTATTACATTATCGGTAGCTGCTGTAGCAGAACCACCGAAAGCGGAAAAAAGGAATGATAAATTACTAGCTTCTTCTCCTGATAGTTTTAATGATTTAGTAAGAAAGGCTTGATTTTG